AAAACGGTTCAGCCTATACAAGCACTAGACACTATAACGGTGGTCAACCAATGAACAATGCTTTTTCATGTCTTGTTTATTTAAACGGTTCAACTGATTACATAGAGGTTTATGCTTGGGGTAGTGGTGGAACACCACTTGTATCAAACGGTGGTATTAATGCAAATCAGTTTTCATCTTCTTTTGTAAGGAGCGCTTAATATGACTCTGTTTGAAAAAATAATTGCTTTGTACCCAGAGTTAACACCAACTCTTGAAGATAACATGTTTAGAGACGGAGCAATCATTCTTCAAAATGATGGTAAAGGTGACTACATAGCCAAGTGGGAACATCCTACCCTAGCTAGACCAACAGAGGAGCAATTAGCATGAGCGTTTCCATTAACGGTACTAGCGGTCTAGTATTTAATGATGCTTCTACGCAGAATACTGCTGCTACAGGGTTTGGATTTAAGAATCGCATCATCAACGGTGCAATGATGATTGACCAGCGTAATGCTGGTGCTAGTGTTACTTTAACTGCTGCAAATTTTGTTTATCCTGTAGATAGGATGTTTGCTTTCAGGGCTTCTGGTACATCTGGTGCTATTGCTCAAAGAGTTTCAAGCGGTATTACTCCTTCTGGTAATGCTCTTAGAATACAAAGAAACAATGGTGATTCTGCTACTGCAGCTCTTGGCTTCGGTCAAGTTGTTGAATCAAGCAACTGTGTTGATTTAGCTAGTCAGTCAATAACGCTGTCGTTTAAAGCTCGTTGTGGTGCTAACTTTTCTGGCTCAGGCAGCCAAATAACTGCTCGTATCGGTACAGGTAACGGAACAGACCAATCAGCAGCTAACTTTTATAACCTTGCTTGGACAGGACAAAGTAACACAAATACAGCTATTACGCTAACAACATCTTGGCAAACCTTCACAGTAACAATCACTGCTGGTTCTTCGGTAAACCAAGTTGGAGCAATGTTCTTCTACACCCCTAGTGGAACTGCAAGCACTAACGATTGGTTTGAGATTACTGATTTACAGATAGAAAAAGGCTCTACTGCTACTAGCTTTGATTACAGACCTTATGGTACTGAGTTAGCTTTGTGTCAGAGGTATTTTTCTAAAACTTATAATACAGAAACAGCTGTTGGCACGGCTTCTACATTTACAGGATGTGTTGATAATGTAGCAAATGCGTCAATTACTTATGTATTAGCTAGATGGTCTTTACCAGTAACAATGCGAACAACTCCAACATTTACAACATATAGCCCAGTTACAGGCACATCTGGTAAAGGATATAGCAACGCACCAGCGGGAGATTTTAATTCAACCGCAGGAAATGTGGGCGCAACAAATTGTTCATTTTCTAGTGGCGGCACTACTATTTCAGCTACAGGATATGTGGCATTTCAAATAACAGCGTCAGCGGAGTTATGATTATGTATAAACTAAATAAACCAACTTTATCAGGTCAAGATTTCGTAACTCGTTTATCAGATAATGCTTGTATCCCATTTGACCCAGCCAATGTCGATTTTCAAGAGTATCAAAAGTGGCTTGAACTCGACAACACACCATTACCTGCGGATGAATAAGCATGAGCGAAGATAATGGCATTGACTTATACAAGTATGGGAAGCTGGTTGCTCAAGTAGAGGCAATGGAAAAGAAGATTGACAAGCTAGAGGTTGGCATGGAGGAACTGCTTGCACTAGCTAACAAATCCAAGGGTGGGTTCTGGATGGGTATGACTATAGCTTCTATTGTTGGCGGTATCATTACATTTATAACAAGTCATTGGACACTTAAATGAGAGAACTAACAATCTTTAAAAACCTTACTGCAGGTTCATCTAATACTATTTATACAGTACCTAAAGGATGTAAAGCCATTGCTACATTATTGTTTCTTGCAAACAGTGGTGGAACAACTAAAACTATTTCTGCTGCAGTGCATGATGCTAGTACTGCTGCTACTGTTCCTATTGTAGGAGCTAAGTCACTTGGTGCTGGAGATGCTCTTCAGTTTAATCAAGGTCGGATGGTGATGGATGAGTTTGATTATATTACAGTCACATCTGAATCAGGTGCAACTATGAGTTGTATTTTCACCATGGAAATATTACAAACAACATCTTATCAGCATGTCTCTTAAGGAGCAATAATGCCATTGAAAAAAGGTAAATCAGACAAAACAGTATCTTCTAACATCAGCATGATGGTTAAAGAAGGTAAACCTCAAAAGCAAGCAGTAGCGATTGCATTGTCAAAGGCTGGTAAGTCTTTCCCTGTTAGGGGTAATCGTACAGCTACAAACATGAAAAAAAGCGGTCGTGGACGCTAAATAGTTGTTGACACAAACATAAAAATGTGGTAAACTTAGAAAATCTATGAACAGTTCCTTAAATCACTATGTTTATTGCCACTATCGTTTAGACACAAACACTGTCTTTTATATTGGTAAGGGACAAAATAGACGAGCCTATAGTAAGCAAAAGAGAAACGCTTATTGGAGCAATATAGTTAAAAAAGCTGGTGGTTTTAGAGTTGAGATACTTGCTGACAAGCTTTTAAATACAGAAGCATTGAAATATGAAAGAGTTTTAATAACAGCTCTTAAAAAGAAACACCATGAGTTGTTGTGTAATTTAACAGACGGTGGAGAAGGCGGGTTAAACCCTTCTTTTGAAACACGACAAAAGCAAAGAAACGCTAAACTGGGTAAGAAACTATCTGAGGAACACAAGCGAAAGATAGGCGAAGCTGGTAAAGAAAGAATATTTACTGCAGAGGCACGAGCAAAAATATCACAAGCTCAGTTAGGTCGTCCCAGTAAGTACAAGGGAATTAAAAGAAGCCCAGAAGTTTGTTTAAAGATTTCTGAAGCTAAAAAAGCTAAGAACATGAAACATTCTGAAGAAACTAAATTAAAAATGTCTTTAGCTAGACAAGGTAAAAGGAACTTATGAACTATATTTCTTTGGTTAATGATGTGCTAGTAAGGCTTCGTGAGACTGAGGTATCTTCAGTCAACGATAATGCCTATTCTAAATTAATTGGTAAGTTTGTCAATGATTCTAAACGAATGGTTGAAGACGCTTATAACTGGAATGCATTATCAGATACGCTATCTGCAGTGACAGCAGTAGACATCTTTAACTATGTTTTAGTTGGTTCAGGACAACGATTCCGTATAATTGATGTCTTAAACGACACAAGCGACACAATCTTGCGTAATGCAACAACTACATGGATGAACCAACAGTTCTTGTTAACATCACAGACTAAAGGTTCTCCTAACTACTATAACTTTAACGGTACAGATTCTAACGGAGATACACAGGTTGATTTATTCCCTATTCCGAATGGTGTGTACAACATCCGTTTTAACATCATTAAACCACAAGTACCATTATCTGCCGATGCAGACAGAGTATTAGTTCCTTCAGAGCCTATCGTTATGTTAGCTTATGCTAAGGCACTGGCAGAGCGTGGTGAAGACGGTGGATTAGCTTCTAGTGAGGCTTATGGCTTGTATAAAACATCTTTGGCAGACGCTATTTCTTTAGAGTCTGGTCGCTATATTGAAGAATCACAATGGGACGCTATTTAAATGGCAGAACAACTAACAACTGGAACTATTGCAGCACCAGGCTTCTTTGGTCTTAACACCCAAGATTCCTCAGTACAGTTGTCTTCTGGCTTTGCATTAGAGGCTAATAACTGCGTAATCGACCGCTATGGTCGTGTTGGTGCTCGTAAGGGGTGGACTAAGGTCAACACTACTGCAGCGTCTACAGGCTCATTTAGAGCCATCTATCAGGTGTTTAAAGATGATGGTAATGTTGTGTTGTCTGCAGCTAACAATAAGATTTATAGCGGTACAACAACTTTAACTGAATTAGCTGTTCGTAACAGTACTGACACTGGTAACTTAACTTACACCATCACGGACGATAACTGGCAGATTAGTGGTATGCCTTACGACACTGGAGCAACACCTTCAGGTCATGCTATCTTAGCTCAAGCTGGTCATCCTCTATTGGTTTATCATAAGTTAGGTGCAACAGCTCATGCTCACACAGGTGCTTATGGTTTACAGCGATTAGGTGATATTGCCACTAATTTACCAGGTTCTTACACTGCAACCAGCTTTACTCCAAACATTGCTATGACAGCGTTTGGTCGTTCATGGGTAGCGGATATTACTAACGATAGACAAACTGTGTATTTCAGTGACTTATTAAACCCTGCTGAATGGAAGACAGGAACTGCAGGTTATTTAAACATTAGTGAAGTTGTTCCTAACAATGACCCTATTGTTGCTTTAGCTTCTCACAATGGATTCTTAATTATATTCTGTGAAAAGCATATTGTTGTTTATAAAAACCCAGTAGACCCATCAGCTTTAGTATTAGAAGATGTTATTACTGGTATTGGTTGTATCGCTAGAGACTCTGTAGCTTCTATCGGTACAGACTTAATGTTCTTATCAGCTACTGGTGTGCAGTCTTTACAGCGAGTTGTACAAGAGAAGTCACTACCGTTTAGAGATGTGTCTAAGAATGTACGAGATGAGTTATTGTCTAATGTGTCGTCTGAAACATTAAAGAACATTAAAGCAACTTACTTCTCAACAGAAGCTTTTTACTTATTAGCATTACCGTCTACTGGTTTTACTTATTGCTTTGATACAAGAGGTGTGCTAGAGAACGGTGCAGCAAGAACAACTGTTTGGAAGCAGATTGAACCTACAGCATTTTGTGTAACACAAGATAGGCAGTTGTATATTGGTAAAAAGGGTTACATCGGTAAGTATGATTTATATGAAGATGATGGTGCTACCTATCGTATGTCTTACTTTACTAACTACTTTGACTTTGGTTCAGCAACTACTAACAAGATTCTAAAGCGTATCAATGTGACTGCTATCGGTGGTTCAGCACAGCCTATCGCTGTTAAGTGGGGTTATGACTACACTCGTAACTATTTCTCTCGTGGTATTATATTACAGCGAGTCGAAGTATGGGAATACGGAACAGCTGAGTACAACATTGCTACTTACACCAACGGTATTGCTTTGGACATTGCTAACATCCCAGCGTCAGGTTCAGGCACTGTGATGCAGATTGGTTTTGAATCAGACATTGACGGCACACCATTATCAATACAGAAAATCGATTTTTTCCTTAAGACAGGTAAAACACTATGAGTAATTATACAAAGGCAACGAACTTTGCCACTAAAGACACACTATCTACAGGTGACTCTAACAAGATTGTTAAAGGCACAGAGATAGATAACGAGTTTAACTCTATTTCTGGTGCTATCAGTTCTAAAGCTGATATTGCATCACCAACATTCACAGGAACTCCTGCAGCTCCTACAGCTACTGCTGGTTCTAATACTACTCAGTTAGCTAACACAGCTTATGTTAAAGCTGAGATAACAGCTCAGAATCTCGGTAATATGTCTACTCAAGCTAAGAGTGCTGTTGACATTACTGGCGGAACAATTGTTGGTATTACTGATTTAGCTGTTGCTGACGGTGGAACAGGTGCTTCATCTATTACAGCAAACAGCGTTATTCTCGGTAATGGCTCTTCTGCTTTATCTGGTAACTTAGTTGCACCAGGAACTAGTGGAAATGTCCTAACATCTAATGGAACTACTTGGACATCAGCAGCACCTGCAACTCTTGCGTCTGGTGCTGGTACAGTAACTGATGGCGGAACTTTTACATTTACTACAGGTAGTTCAGGCAAAGCTTTAGTAACAGTACAGTTTTATACAGTAGCCTCTTACGGTAACTTCGGAACTTCAACAGGTACTATCAGTATTGGAGGTTCTTCTGTAGCATCACAAGAAGTTAGAACAATGGAATATGATGGTCGTTTATCTAGTGCTACTGGTGTAATTCTTTATAGATACAGCGGCTCTGCTAATGCAACAATTACAGTTACCTTTGATTGGAGCGGCTCAGGCAGTTTTGGTAACGCTTCTTATATGTCATTAGGTTTGTGATTAGTGTAAAAACACCAGTAGTACAGCGTCAGGACTATGTCATGTTTTTAGAGTTCTTCGCAGGTATGCACTGGTTTCACACGGATGTCTTTAATTGGACACCGAAAGTAAAGAAGAAGTATTTAGAAGATTTAAATTTATTACAGTATCTTGTTGGAACTCCGTTAGTAGCCCTTGTAGAAAAGGATAACACTAAGTTAGCGAAGTTTGGACAGAGTACTGGTTGGATGTTATTAGAGCCGTATAGACTTAACAACGGTAAACAAGCAAATATTTATACTTGGAGTAAATAATGGGTGATATAGTCGGTCCAGTTCTTGGATACATGGGAGCTAAAAAGCAAGCATCCGCAACAACAGATGCAGCCAGAATGCAATCTGATGCTGCTCGTGAAGCAGCGGAGATGGCTCGCTTTCGTCCTGTAGGAATCACTACAGGCTTTGGCTCATCTCAGTTTACAACTGATGCTGAAGGAAATGTTAGTGGGGCTGGTTATCAGCTAACTCCTGAGCTACAGTCAATTAGGGACAGATTGATGTCTCAAGCTGGTGCTTACGACCCTACTCAGATAGGACAGCAAGCACAGGCTTTAGGCACTGGTGCAAGTTCGCTATTTGGAGCTGCTCAAGGCTATTTGTCTGAGTCTCCTGAAATAGCTCGTCAGCGTTACATCAGTCAGCAACAAGGTCTGTTAGCACCAATGAATGAACAGAACTTAGCTGGTATCCGTAACCGTTTATTCCAGACAGGTCGTACAGGTTTAGCCACTGGCGGTACAATGGCTGGTGGAATGCAAGCGACTAACCCAGAGTTGGCTGCTTACTACAATGCTTTAGCACAACAACAATCTCAACTAGCTGCAGGTGCTGACCAAGCTGCACAGCAACAACAAGTGTTTGGTGCTGGTTTGTTCGGTCAAGGTGCTGGTTTATTAGGACAACAATCAGCATTAACAGCAGGTGCTTACGCTCCATTACAGACTCAGTTAGGTTTAGCTGGTTCTACAGAACAGTTAGGACAACAAGCATTAGAGTTAGGCTCTGCTCTAGGCGGTCGTCAAGCTCAAGCTGGTGCTGCTGCTGGTAACTTGTTAAATACAGGAAGTATTTATGCTGGTAAAACACTAGCTGGTATTACAGACCCTAATGCAGCTTTGTTAGGCTCTTTAGGTAGACAGCTTGGCTCATCTAATTTTGCATCAACACCGTCTTCTAATTGGTTTGATAACTTAATTGGTAATCCTGCTACAGCTTCTCAATACGGCACTGACAGAGGCTCTCAACAAACAAGAATGTTAGCTGCACAAGACTACGGATTTTAAGGAGTAATTATGGCTGAAAGAGATATTGTAGGCGGTATGTTCGGGATTACTCCTGAGATGTATCAACAAAACTTAGCTGCTAGAAACACAGCTACTAATGCTCAACTAGCACAGTTATCACCAGGACAGTTAGCTGGCTTCTATGCTATGGAAGCTGGTACTGGTCTAGGTCGTGCAACACAGGGTTTACTTGGTGTTGAAGACCCAGAGATGCAGTTAATCAGTCGTACTAATCAACTTGTACAAGAAATTGGTATAGACACTCCCGAGAAGCTTAAAGTATTGGCAGGTGAGCTACAAAAGCTTCCTGGTGGTGCTCCATTAGCTGCCCAAGCTGTTGATAGAGCTAACAAGATGTTAGAGTCTGCAGCTACAGTAACAGCTAAAAACCGTGAACAGTTTAGTGGTTTTGGAAAACTTATTAGAGAGCGTGATGCAATCGCAGCTGCTAATCCAAATGACCCACGAATTAAAGATTACAACAAGGCTATTGCTGCCGAGCAAGAAGGCAAAGGCACTAAGATTGTAATGCCAGCAGGTGAGACAGAAGTTGCTAAGGTAATTGGTAAAGGCATCGGTGAAGCACAACTAAAAGTTGCTGAGTCAGGTGAGGCTGCTGCTGAAAACTTGTTTAAGATTAACGAAACTCTTAATGAGTTAAAGACAAACAAAGCATTTACTGGTTCGTTTGCTGACTTACAGACTAATATCGCTAAAGCACAAGCTAAGTTTGCTGATGATAAGAAAGCTGGTAAGCGAGTTACCGATACAGAATATTTAGATGCTTTACTAGGTTCTGATGTGTTCCCAATGATTAGCTCTCTAGGTATTGGTGCTAGAGGTCTTGATACACCTGCTGAACGAGAGTTCTTGCGTAAAGTAATGACAGGTACAGTTAGTCTTGAGCGTGATACTTTAATTAAGCTTACAGAAACAAGAAAGAACATTGCTGAAAGAGCTGTGAAGAAATATAACGCAAAGGTTGAGTCTGGTGAGTTAAACAAATACTTCCAGTTAAAAGGTGTAACTCCTAAAAAGATTGAACTACCAACAGCAACACAAGTTCCTGGTTCTCCTCCTCCTGGAGTAGACGCTAAAATATGGGAAGTTATGACACCACAGGAGAAGGCTTTATGGAGATGACATTAGAACAACAACAAGCTTTAGCTATTGCAGCAGCTCGTTTACGAGCTTCTGAACAAACACCTCCACCACAAGGTCGTTCAATGGTAGATGAGCTAGGTCGTCAAGTTGGTCTCACAGCTAGAGCAGGTTATGAAGCTTTTACAGCTCCAGCAACTGCGGTTCTTGAAGCAGGTAGAACTGCGTATAACTTAGGTGCTGAGGCACTTGGTGCAGAAAGCCGTTTACCTTCTTTTTATACAGAACAACAAAAAGCATTAACAGGGACTGTTGGTCTTCCTGAGCCTGAAACAAAAATTGAAAGAGCTGTAAATTTAGGAACTCAATCAATGGCTTCAACAGGTGCGGCTGCGAAGGCACTTCCTGGTGTTCCTGCTTTTGCTGCTGATTTATTTCGTCAAGTCCCTGCGGCAGGTGTAGCTGGTTTAGTCAGTCAACCTGTAGCGGAGATTGTTAAAGATTTTACAGGTAGTGATTTAGCTGCTCTTATTGCCAGTGCAGGTACAGCTGCTGTTGCAGCCGCTGGTACTGGTAAAGCTATTAGTGCTGCACAGCAGTCTAAAACACCTTTATATACAATGGCTGAAATTAAACAAAGAGCAACAAACTCTTATAACGCTATGGATGAAGCTGGTGTTGTTTTAAAACCAACAAGTACACAAGGGATGCTGGTGGACATTAAAACAGCTCTTGATGATGCTAGAATGGTTAAAGGAACAGCTCAAGCTACAGAGTTAAATGCTCGCATTGCACAAGTCCAAAGCATGATTGATAAAAACGGAGTGTCATTTACTGCGTTTGAAAAAATGCGTGGTATCTTTAACGACTTAAAAACAAGTAAAGACCCTGATATTAGAAGACTAGGTGGGGTAGCGGTTAATAAAATAGACGACTACATTAGCAATGTTAATGGTAAAGATTTAATAGCTGGTCAAGGTGGAATAGATAAAGCCGTACAGAGTGTTGTTTCGGCTCGTAAAGACTGGAGAAACGCTAGTCGTGCTTCTATTCTTGACGATGCTTTAAATGTAGCTGAAGCAAGAGCCTTAGACCCTAAAGCTTCTGAGAGCGAGCTTATTCGTCGAGGGTTTATTAACATTGCTGCTGATAAAAACAAGATGAATGCTTTTACTAAAAATGAGCAAAACATTATTAAGTCAGTAGCTAAGGGCGGTTCATTAGACCCTTTATTGTCTAGTCTAGCTAGATTTAGTCCTCTAAGGTCTCAACTTGTAACTGCTGGTGCTATTCCTGCTTACACTCAAATGCCAGCAACTACTATGGCTGTTTTGGGAGGCGGTTTAGCAGCTGATATTGGTCAAGGTATGTTGCGTAGTCGTGCTGCCAACCAAGCTGTTAAACAGATTGCATCAGGAGCTGTACCAACTCCACAACCTAACTTAGCTTATCGTGGTTTGTTGTCTAACCCTGCCATAGATTTAAACAGCTTAAGAGAACCTCAGTAATGAAGCATTTACTATACCTTTGGATAGGGTTAGTCCTTATCTGTGTAAGCTATGTCCCAGTACACGCACAGACGATAGTTACTGATTCTACTTCTAATAGTAAGACCAAGGTAGAGTCTCCTCCTCCTTCAGCTATCTCACCGTCTATTACAACCATCAATAACAAGATGTGTAGTAGCGGTGTCGCTGCAGCGGTACAGACTCAAATCTTTGGTATCTCGATGGGAACTACTGTCAGAGATTCTAACTGTGAAATGATTATCAAGGCAGAGTCACTGTTTAATATGCAGATGAAGACTGCTGCTGTGTCAGTGATGTGTCAAGACTCTGCTATTTGGTGGGCTATGTGGGATGCTGGTACATTCTGTCCAATAGAAGGTAAAGTAGGTGTTGAAGCTAAGAACTATTGGCTAAACAACGAAGCATTGATTCCGACTCGACCTAAGATAAGATGAAATGGTTGCTGTCACTAATTGTCGGTACTTGTTTATATTTACCGACATTAAGTTACACACAAATTATACAGCATCAAATCAGTGATGATGGCTACGCTAGAGTTCCACTCCAGTTTGCTTTTCCTTACTACGGTCGTGTGTTCACTGAATCTTATATGTTCAGTAACGGTGTTGTTGGTTTCCTCAATCCGACAAATCACTTCTGTTGTTCAGGATATGACATAACACAGCCTAATCATCCGTTTAGCTTTGCTATTATGCCATTGCAGACGGACTTGATTAACTACGGTCAAGGTAGGTTCTTAACTGAAGGAACTGCACAGTATCAGCGGTACAAGTGGGAAAACATCAGTGAGTTTGGTAGACCAGAGAACTTAAACACCTTTGGTGTAGAGATTAGACCTAGTGGCTTTATTGGTATGCACTATGAACAAATCAATATCGACCCTAGTAGACCTGTAACAATGGGCATGACTGGAGATAGTTCACTGAACCAGTACACCTTGCACTACAGTGGTGCAGGGTTTAATAGAACAGAAAATGTGTCGTATATTACACATTCTACTGGGGATATATGCTTAACAGACCCTCTGTTTAGTCCTAGCTGTGCAGGGTATGCTCAAGCTTATTTAACACAACAATGTGGATTAAATGCTCTCTATGACCCAAGCTGTCCAGGATACACTCAAGCTTATTACAATCAACAATGCAGCACTAACCCGTTGTATGACAGAGGATGTAGTGGATACGCAGAAGCTTATGCACTTGCTAACATTGTGTCAACACCAAGGACAGTTGTTTCAGCACCAGTACTTCAAGTCAGTACAACAGGCACAGTTAGCGTTGAAACTCCTATCGTGTCTGACACAGTTGTCAACGAAGTCATAACGAGACCAGTCAATGCTACCGCATCAGTTCAACAAAATAATACGCAATCTACAACTCAAACTGCCCAAGCAGAACCAAAGTCGGAGAAGAAGACGGAAGCTAAACCAGTGGCAAAGTCGACTAGAGCTGAAGCTAAGAATGAAGTCACGCAGACAGCACCAGTGATGGTGGATGTTCCTGTGCAGGTACAGCCATTGATGATTGTCGATATGCTGTTTAGGAATATGGTTAAGAAACCAATACAAGATAATAACAGGAGCTACTATGCTCTTATAATGGGAAGTCAGAAAACACACGAGGAGATGGTCGATGAGCAGTACAGAAAAAGAGATTAGCGTAGCTGGCTTCAGCTTTAAACTGACTAACAAACTTATGGTGATGGTTATTGCTATTGCTCCAGTTGTTGGCGGTGCATTCTGGGGTGCTTTTGAAGTCTACAATGACTATATGTCTATGCGTTCTGCCATCAAGAGCTATGTAAGTCCTGACTTTACTGACTACGATAAGAAGATAGCTTTGTTAGAAGAGTCTACAGCTAAGGTCAATGACTACACCAGAGACATCAAGAATGATATTAAGAATGATGTCCGCAGACTTGAGAAGGTAGTAGAGCAGGTTGAGAGAGACGGTAAGCAGTTGTCTCGTGATGTTGACAAAGACCTTCGTGAGATGCGTAAAGAGACTGACAACAAGATTAAAAGAGCTTTAGATAACCCATTGGCAAACAAGGAGTAAG